GCATCCCTGATGCCACCAGCGTTCTCCTGAATAGCGAGGCCTAGTACAGTGAACGTGGCGATCATGGGGAGCAAGGGGAGCGTCAGAGCCCCAAAGGCAACCGAGGCTGTGTAAGCGCTTGCTGCTAGACCAAACAACCTTGGGATCAGGAACACAGCAATCGCCGCGCCGATAGCTTGAATCGCCGGCACGATCATCTGCCCGCCGCCTGACTGGAAGAAGTCCGACAGAGCAACCATGACCTTAGTCATTCCGGCATACAGCGGTAGGACTGCAGCGGACAGAGTTTCAAGTGCGATGTCTCGGATCGTTGAGAACGCACCTTGAGCTGTCCGCGCTTGCTGGCTCATCAGGCCACGGAACCGACTGTCCATGCCGGTCAGGAGGGCAGCAATGGCCTCGCCTGACGAGACGGTGCCGGCTGTGACGTCAGCGCGAACCTTGGCTACCGATGTATGCATCGAGTCCGCCAACATCTGCCACGCAGGGATACCGGCCATCGTAAGTTCACGCATGTACCGTGCATCGACCTTGCCGGCGGTGAAGATCTGACCCATAGCATTGGCTACCCTTGTCAGGACATCAGAGGATCCACCGAGGGCCGCAACTGTGTCGCCCATGATCTTGAGGCTTGGGACCACCTGATCAGCAGCGAACCCCATTGCCAACAGCTGCTGCGTGATATCCTCCATGCCAGCGAAGCTGAACGGGGTAACATCAGCGAAGCGCTTCATCTTCTCGATGAACATATCAGCACCCTCTTGACTGGTATTCAAGAGGGTCCTGAACGAGATGCGAGCCTGCTCGATCCGGCTGTTGAAGCCAATGAACGCGTTCGCCATAAAGCCAATGGCATTCGTAACAGCTACGCCGCCGCTGAACGCAAAGGCCATCGAGAGGGTTCGGTTCAGGAAGGACGACCGATTGGCTGCAATGTCGAGTGCCTGAGTAACCTGCGTAATGCTGGTAACTGCGGCCCTAGCAGCAGGAGGTACTGCATTCAGCCCACCTGCGATGCCACCTGCGCCACCACCGCCACCACCACCAGCGGCACCAGCCCCACCAGCACCAGCACCCGCACCAGCCGCACCCGCGCTACCACGCGGTGTCCAACCCGGAGACCGGACGCCGCCACCGCCACCGCCTGCTGCTGCTGCTGCTGCTGCGTTCATTGCAGCGCCTGCTGCATTGACTTGCCCTGCGGCAGTGGCAGCCGCCCTACCCTCCGCTGTCAGACCTGCGGCAGCGGACTGGCTGGCAATAGCCAGACGTAAGGCTGCGGCTTCCGCAAGCGCCTCTGCAGCGGCAGCGTTGTTGGCTGCTGTTGGTACCTGATTGAGCGAGTCGAGGTAAGTCTGAACGGCTCTGAGACTGTTGACGCCCATTGCCGTACCGGTAGGTAGTGCAGCAGCCAAAGTCATCAGTTTGTGAAGGTCTGCGTGGCTGGTACTCATGGCTAGAGCGAGAACTTCGGCTCTCAACGCTGCGACAGTTGCAGCGGCTTGTTCGCTCTTACCAGTCAGTGTGGATACGTAGTTAGACAGCTCTTGGAGTCCCGGTGCAGCTGCCATGTTAGCTGCCATCCACTCGGCGTCGGCTGTCCGTGTAGCCGACAGCGCGCCAAGCAGTGAGCCTAACTGAGACCGCAGACCAAGTACCTCGCCGGAGACTGTAGCAGCGGTGCTGCCTGCGGCACTAAGGCTAGCAGCTGCTTGTGCAGCAGCCGGTGCTACACGCACCAACGCGGCTCTAGCCTCAGTGAAGGAGCCAGCAGACTGCATTGCTCCCTTGGAGAACTGGATTACGTCAGATGCAGCAGTCGCAGAGGTCTTGGCTACATCTGCTGCAGCCCTAGAGAACGCAATGAGCGGCCCTGCGTTGCCTGTTGCCTCCACGACCGCAGTAGCAGCCCGAGCGAAGGCATTGAGTGCAGTACCCGAACCGGTTGCACCGGCAACCTGCAGTGCGGCCTTAGCAAAGGCCTCCATAGCTGCGGTCGAGCCGCCTGTGGAGGCCGAGATGGCAGCCAGCGCCTTGGCCATGTTGTTGAGTGAGGTGGTGCCGCCGGTCGAGGCAATAACCGCTCTCGAAGCCCTAGATACTTGGTCCAAGGCAACCGTTGTAGGTGCAGCCATCTTGGCAACACCCTCCAGCGATGTACCAATAGCAGCCATCTCTTGGCGGGCTTTGGCGCCACCAGTAGACAGCTCGGATACATCGAACCCAAGCTTGATCAGCAAGGTCTGGAGGGTGCTAGCTGCCACGAGTATCCTTGCCTCCGAAAGCCCCGAACACCTGAGCTGCCTTAGCTCGCAAGTCTTCGGCTGCGCGTTCGCCTGCCTCAGGTCCTGCAAACTGATCTTGGTAGTTCTGCCACCAGTCTACCATGAACTCTTCGATGCCTTTGTGTTCCAACTTGGCACCCTGTAGGCGGACCGAATTGTAGATGGTAGACTCTAGCTTGGCGAACAGGACGTCTAGGCGTCTGTCCCCAATGGGTTCGACTCTGTCGTAGGCTCGCCACTCTGTGAACTCTCGGCTGCTGACGGCTCGCTGAGCATCGGCGACGGAACGATGCCCAAGGGCAAGAGTGAGCCTGAACCAGAACCGTCGCTCTTCTCTTCCCCCAGTTCAATCGTCATCTCCTCCACATCCTCGTTGGAGAGGCCAGAGAGACGTTGTGCGACAGCGTAGACACGCTGGAGGGCCGCTGCAGACTTGCGACCAAGGGGCGCAATGTCCACAAGGGTAAAGATCTGCTTAGCTGTGTCAGGATCGTCACTGTCGACTGCACAGCGGACGATCAGCTTGGCCCGAAGGTTGCGCAGGTTGACTTCCTGCTTACGGCCTCGGCCTTCGATCATGCCCAGCTCGAAGCTATCACGATCGACGCCTGTCAGACCTTGAACGAAGACACCTGTTTCGGGATCGCCGCCGCTCCACTCTGGAACCTTGACGAACTCGATGATGCGATCTTCTGCACCGAAGATCTGCTCTCGTGTCAGGACGGTTGGCACTTGAGTAATCCTTTCTCTGGCCTAGTGGGCCAGCTGAGGGTAGTCGTAGCGGGCCTTTCGACCCGCTACAACCAAGTTGGCTCGAACGGAGCCGCCGATTAGCTCGGCAGGGCTCCAATGAGCGGCTGGCCGGTGATCTTGATCTTGGTAGTCCCTGACAGGACTCCTGCAACCGGCGCCTTCGTCTGGAAGCCGGTCACGTAGCCGTCAAAGTACCAGTAATGATCGCCGGAGTCCTGCAGGAGCAGCCGCCAGCCACGCTTGATCTTGTTGTTGGCGAGGTACAGCAGGCCGGTGAGACCGTCGTGCGTACCACTCGTCGGGTTGAAGTTGACATCGAAGTCAACCTCGCCCGCTCGGCGGATGGTCGGGATGATCTCCTCAAACCCACCGGGGCTGTCCTGATTGGTGACGTCGACAATGTCGACGCTCACCGCCGGGCCAGTGATGTCTTTGACCTCGGCCACAGTGGTGAAGGAACCGCTGTTACCAGCCTGCGCCCCCATCTGCAGCAGAAAGCCCGGTCCCGCGATTGCAACCGTCATGTTCAGTTCTCCTTCAACTCAAGGGCCTTGAGATGACGGGCTGCCTGTGGGCCGCCTTGGTCAATCTTGGCAAGGATGTGGAGCTCGACCGCCCCGCTGCCTTCAAGCGTTGCATAATGGCAATAAGGGCACTTGTAGTTAGGGAGGCCAGACCACAGGCCGACGTAGTACTCACCCGGCTCGGCTAGAGGGAACACCTCTGGCTTCGGGGGCTCCGGCAGGGCAACAGGCTCCGGTGTGGCGATGGCTGCACCCAGCATAGCTGTGGCTGCCTCGACAGCTGCAGACATTGCAGCCTCTTCGGGGTCTACCTCTTGCGGGACTTCGATCTGCAGAATGCGGAAAGTCTCCTCAGGCTGCTCCTCCTCATTCATCGGCACCACCTCCTTAGCTGACAGAGACACTTGAAAGCTCCTTCTCAACCGTAGCATTGAAGAAGATCAAGATGCGGTCGTTCGTGTCACGACCCAAGATGGACGGGCTGTTGTTGG